GAAGAAGCTGGGATACACGGCAGTGATGCCCGTCGAAATCAGCTGCTATTACATCATCGAAGAAGCGAAGAAGATGGGATGCTGGCAGGAAGCGGACGACTACGTTCCGAACATCGGCGACGCTGTTCTGTACGACTGGGAGGATTCCGGATCAGGAGACAACCACGGCGCGCCGGATCACATCGGCACAGTGACCTATGTGAACAGATCCGCCGGGTACTTCGTCGTCACTGAAGGAAACTATTCCAACAGCGTGAAGAAGCGCACGGTCAGCATCAACGGAAGATTCATTCGCGGATTCATCACGCCGCACTACACGGACAACACAGTGAAGGCGGAAAGCGATCAGCGCAAGGCCGGAAAGAGCGTCGACACGATCGCCCGCGAAGTCATCACTGGACTGTGGGGCAACGGATCCGACAGAGTGGCGAACCTGAAGGCGAAGGGCTACGATCCGGCAGCAGTGCAGAAGAGGGTGAACGAGATCCTGAACGGCACGACCGCGAAGAAGCAGGAACCGGCGGCACCGACATCCGGAAAGAAGGAAGTCACATCCACGTGCTACGCGCGCGGGAAGGACGCCAGACTGTCCGGGGCATATACAGCGACGGCGGATCTGTACTGCCGAAACGATGCCGGAACAAACAAGAAGGCGCTGTGCTGTATGCCCGCCGGAACGAAGGTTCACTGCTATGGATACTACAGCACGGCGAACGGCGTGAAGTGGCTGTACATTCAGTTCGAACTGAATGGCGTGACATACACAGGATTCAGTTCTTCCGCATACCTGAAGAAGGTGTGATCAGGAAGAACGGGAAGGAGATGATCGAATGTATTATGCAGGAACAGACTTCGAGAGTGCGAAGGAATACAAGACACTGGAAGGAGCGAAGAAGGCAGCGGACAGAGACGGCCTTAATGTGTACGACTCGAGCAGAAAGAGGATCTATCAGGGAAAGAAAGAAGAGGAAGAGGCAGAGAAAGCGCAGCCGCAGGAGGTGATCCTAAAAAAAGAAGCGGCGCAGGATGATAACTCTGAAAATGATGCAGTATTATCGGACGAAGAAATAAAGCAGCTGAAGGACGAGGATGTGATCGACGTTCAGCGTGTGGAAGGAATGATCCGGAGAGTGTTTCACGGAAAGGTGAGACTGAGAAGAGAGCCGAATCCGGATGACGGCGCGATCTGCGGAGTCACATCTTTTCAGGAACGCCGCGTAGTGAACAAATATGTTTATCCGGACAAGAAGACAACATTCTACGAGACAGAAGACGGATTCTTCATCAGCGGAGATCCGGACATCGTAGAATTCATTCCGGACGAGGATCCGGGTAAGGAGTGAACGGAGCGATTTTCGGCAATGTGCACAGCTGAAGCGTGAGACGCGGCGCGGATCAGCGTCACGGAAAAGACGAAAAATAAAAAAGTGCACAAAATAATAGTACTAACTATTCAGAACCGAATGGTTCCGCATAGTTAGTACAATAAAAAAATCATAAAAAAATGACCTCGATTCGACCGTCAGGGTAGACGACAATGTCCTTTATGAACGATTTCCAAAAGACATTCTTCTCCTGACGGTCGAACTGTTTATAGACGGACTCCCAATCTTCAGACAGGAGCCTGCGGACTCCGGAGAGATCACGTTCCGGATCGGCAGCAGGACGGGATGCGAGTTCGGCGAGCTGATCCTGAAAGCGTCTGTACTCCGATTCATACGCAGATCGCTCGATCAGATCATCCATGTACAGACCGTACAGCTTCTTCATCTTTTTCCGGACCTTCGCCGATTCTTCTTCCGGATCCTTCTTCGCGTCGGAAGCGGCGCGGACTTCATAATCTGCGACATAGTCCTGAAGGAGTGGCCGGATGTGTTCCAGAAGGTACGCTTCGAGACGCTTCTCTGTAATCTGATATTTGTTCGAGCATGTTTTGATCCGGTTATGCCTGCAGCGATACCGGCTGTAGTAGGATGTCGTTCCGTCTGTCCGAGCGTACTGATTGAACAGTCCGGCATATCTACAGCCGCAGACGCCGCAGAGGATAAGACCGGAGAAAACATAGTAATGCCGCGTCTTACGTTCGCGGACATTCTTCGAAAGAAGATCCTGAATGCGGTCAAAGCGATCCGGATCTATGAGAGGCTCGCAGAAATGCGGATCATCTCTGTACTGGCCTTTATAAAGCGGATTCGAAAGGCAACGAGTGACGAAAGCATAGGAGCGCGATTCTCCGAATTTTTCGTTAAGTTTGAGAAGGGTACGCCGTTTCGAGCAGGTGGATTCGTATGTCGAGAAAATAAAGCGGACGACATCGGCACGATCCGGATCGATGACGACATGCTTCTTCTCATCGAGCTTCAGACCGTACGGAGTATTCCCTGAGATGAAGGACTTATTCTTCAGCTTATAGGCGAATACATCTTTGATACGATCAGAGTCTCGGTCACATTCATCCTGTGCGACAGACAGACGAATATTGACGTACAGACGTCCGTTCGTGGTCGTGGTATCATAATTCTCGGTGACGGCCTTCCATTGCACGCCGTTCGATTCAAGAATCTTCTGTATCTGATGATAGTCTCCGATATTCCGGAACCATCTGTCGAGCTTCGTGAAGAGGATCAGATCGAAGTCATGACGCTTCACGCCTTCAAGCAGCCGGACGAATTCCTTCCGGCGCGTGAATTTCTTTCGCGCCGTGAGTGCTTCATCCACAAAAGTATCAACAAGCACACAGTGATTTCTTTCAATGAACTGATCGAGGATCAGATTCTGAGCTTCGAGCGTGTCGCCGTGCTCGACTTGGCCTTCATGACTGCAGCGGATATACTTCACGACGCGGACGCCGCGATAATCTGAATTCAGCATAGATTCACTCCTATTCTAAAAATGAGTACAAAAATAGAGCCTGTGCAAAAGCACGGCTCCGTGATAGAATAAGAGGTGCGAGGTCTATTCGTATCACGGAAACGTGCTGCATAGACGAGAGGACATCTGCGAAAGCGGGTGTCCTTTTTATTTGCGATCTGATAACATGCGTCGCCGGAAAGGAGGCGATAACATGGATCAGGATATCAGGAAGAAGATCAACGAGCTTCTGGACAAGATCTCAGACAGCGAGATGCTGCAAAGAATCTACAACTTCATCAAGTTCGTGTACATCTTCAGGAAGTAATCAATAGGCGAACGCCGGAGGGGGATCCCGAAAGGGGTTCCCTTTATTTTTCCTTCAACGAAATAATGTAACTGATGTATCTCTTCAGCACAGCACGCTCGTCAGACGTCAGTTTCAGATACGCCTCGATGATAGCGCGATCCGTATCATCACATCCGAACTGTTCACACAGCTCGTCGATCACAGTCCGCGGAAGATCCTCAAACATGTCTCCGTATCCGTTCATCAACCAGTCATAATTCACGCGATACTCACGGCAGATCGATATAGCCATTCGTTCAGTAAGATCGTTGATGCCTTTTTCTATAGCAGATACAGACGATTTACCAACTCCCAATTTTGAGCCGAATTGTTCAAGCGTCAAACTCAACGACTTGCGTACTTCTTTAACGCGTTCTCCTTTTGTCATTATTATCACTTCCTTCCTGCGTCTGAGATAAACATATCACGGAAAAACAGCAAAGTCAATTAAATGGAAAAATAGAATTGACAAAAGTACATTGAAAGGACTAGAATGTCAATTAGATGGACAGGAACAAACACAAAGGAGGCGATGACAAAGCAATGGCAGAGGATAACAAGAAGCTGATCGTCGAGAAGCTGATGAAACTGATTAAACAGACGCGAGAAGGAAAAGCGATAGAGAACATCGCATACAAGAAGGGCGATGGAGACGACGAGTTCGTGTACATCTATTTCCTGAACGGATACACGAAGAAGATCGACGTGACAGCAGACTCAGGAATTGCAATGATGCGAGACATTCTCGAAAGGATCAGATAAGGAGGTGAGAACATGACGACAGCAGTAGAAACCACAAAGAAAGCGGATGACATGAAGGAATTCATCGAGCAGCTGAAGCGGCTGACTCCGACGCAGAAGGAACAGGTCAAGGGAATCATAATCGGCCTTCAGCTGTCCAGAAATCCGGACAGCAAAAAGAGCGCGTAAGGAGCTGAAGCATGGACAAAGAAACGAAGTTCGAAGAAGCACGTGAGCGGGAAGATCTCATACAGACGATCTGCGAGAACATCTACGAAGCAATGTGCGAGACGGAGATGTCTGCAGCAAGACTCAGCGAGATCACGGGCGTCCCTGTGAGATCGATTCAGAGATACATGAGAGGCGACGCAATGCCGCGGCTCGACTATCTGTATGTGATCGCTCACGCTATGGGACGGACGGTCGGACAGTTAGTAGATGACGAGTGAAGGAGGTGATTCACGTGGAACACTTTTACACAAGAACAAAAGGCGAAGCATGGAAGGCGGCAGCGGAGATCTTTCCGACAGATTACGAGAAGGACGAGCAGTCGTCAAAGAACGCAGGGTATCCGATCTTCAGAAGCGCATCACAGCCGAATGCATGGATCAGCGATCTGAACAACGGGCTCGAGCTGAATTTTGAAGACAAAGACGGAACCTTCCGGACGATCATGATCGGAATCACGGACGCGCAGCCAAAGAAGACGACATCCAGATTCGGAATGACGGGAGAATGGAGCTCGGACGCCGTCAGGAGATTCTGTATGTACAAGAAGCTGTACACAGACGGAAGCCTGAAAGACTTCTCGAACATGCTCGACATGGTAGCAGAGGGAAGCCCGACGATCGAACGAGTCTACAAGGTGGCAGAGGATATCTACAGACATTCGAGCGGAGCAGTGCAGGCAGCGGTAACTATGCCGCAGATCATGGGAATGATCGCAAGCGAGCTCGTCACATGGAAGTATGTGGAGATATGAACATCAGCATAGCGGAAGAAGTCAGGAAAGCAGGAAAAAGCCAGGACGTGAAAGAGCTGATAGAGGCGGAGGAAGGAACGATCGGATTCTTGAAGAAGCTCGTATTCGAGGGATCCGTGAAGCAGATCCTCGCATACGCTCCGGATCTCCTGCGGGAACTGGCAGAACTGGAAGAGAAACGGCAGCGGATGACACAAAGCATCGAGAGCCGGATCGAAATTGAAAACGCGAGGAGGTGGGACGATGAAGAAAGAAAACAAGCCGGACGCTGAGAGACTGTTCGCCGCGATCGCTGCGATCATATCACAGAGAGGAGAGGCGAAGGTCACTCTGAAAGGAATCCGGATCAGAGAGCAGCAGAAAGCAGGATAAAAAACGAGCCGTCAGGAAACGCAACTTTCCGGACGGCTCTGCAGCCATTTCAGGCGATAGGAAATTAACTGTACCTATATTGTACCAAAAACGGCCTGAAAGAGCAATCTCGAAGGGCGTTGGGACGTCCTTGTAATACATCATAACAATTCGATGAAAGAGTGAGGGCGGGGTACAAGATGGGAAGAAAGTGCAGCAGAAAGTATACAGAGTATGACTATGAGGCAGCATACGATAAAGCACTGGAAGATCTGCAGGAGGATCAGCAGGAGAGGATCCTGAAGGAGCAGGGGAGAAAGGCACAGGTCTACGCAACGAAGGAGATCCGGTCAGGGAATCAGCTAGAGATCGAAATCTATCCGGAGTTCACGAAGGGAGAGAGCTGTCTGATCCCGACAGAGGCACAGAGAAAGAAACAGAGAGAAGCACAGAGGAACCTGAACGAGAAGAACAGCCGGAAGATGTGTGAAAGGATCATCAACGCGAACTTCACGTCAGGCGATCTCTGGGCGACATTCACGTACAGCGACGACGAGCTTCCGGAAACGATCGAGGACGCGAGGAAGGACATGCAGAATTACGTCCGGAGGCTGAACTATCAGCGGAGAAAGCAGGGGCTGAAGAACGCACGATATGTCTACGTGACGGAGATGTCAGAGAAAGGGCGAGTGCATCATCACATCGTCATGGACGGAGATATAGACATGGACACGGTCGAAGGGCTGTGGACGAAAGGAAGGAGGAATCAGGTCAGGAGGCTCGACGCAGATGAAGACGGACTCGTCGGAATGGCAAAGTACATCACGAAGGAGAAAAAGCAGAAAGGCTCGAAGAAGTGGACGGCATCGCGAGGACTGAAGAAGCCGGAAGAGAAAGTTAATCACTATAAGTTCACGAACAGGGACGTTCGGGAGATGGCAGCGGATGACAGCTGCATCGAGAGAAAGATGCTGAAGTGGTACGCGAAGTACGGATACAGATACGCGCACGCCGAAGTGAGATACAACGCCGTGAACGGAAGATTCTACATACGGGCGAGATTACATCGTCCGGAGGACAGGAAAGGAGAACAAAGATGCAGAAGCAGAATGCATACAGCGGGAAAATCACAGCGATCACAGGAACGAGAACGGAGATCGCAGGAACGGACAGAGAAAGGCAGCAGAGAAAGAGAAGGAAGACGGCAAAGCAGATCCGGAGATACATCAGGCACTACGGAAAGCTGATCCTGCTCATGGCGCTAATGATCGGACTGATCGTGGCAGCGGTGCGCGGTATCACGAAGGCAGTCCAGAAGCACAGCGAAGCGGTAGCGGCGAAGGAGGCACAGACGGAGCAGAAGAACAGCTACATGAACACATACGGGTGCGATCTGGAGGAGAAAGCGCCGTATCCGTGGAACACGATCACGGTAGACGAGATCGGAGACATCAGCGGATTCTACTATCACGATCTGACAGAAGAGGCAGCGGCAGCAGGTGGAGAAGCTCCGGTAGTAGGACAGGTCTATCTGTACAAGATCTGCAGAAAGTACGACGTGGACTACGAGACGATGTACGCGCTGATCGAGCTGTCGTCATCATGGAGATACGATCTCGAGACTGGAGGAGGAGAGAGCATCGGACTGATGCAGATCTCTCCGGAATGGCATACAGAGGCGATCGGAGACCTGCACGCGGATGATCTGAAGGATCCGTACGCGAATATGACAGTAGGAGTCCGGTACTTCGCGGAGCTGCAGAAGAGGACAGGAAATAGAACGGACGCGATCGCGGCATATCGGTACGGAATGGACGGAGCGAGGCTGAAGCTGTGGATCAACGGGAAGCATGAAGACAAGTTCGTGCAGTCAGTCAAGGATCGGGCGCAGCAGCTGAAGAACGAGAAAGAAAAAAAGATTGACGAGGTGACAAAAGGGTGAATCTGAAGTACGCAATGAGAAGCGAGGACACAGAGCAGATCAATGTGATCGCCTGGGCGATGTGGGAGAAGAGCAGATATCCGGAACTGAAGCTCCTGCATCATATCCCGAACGGAGGAAGCAGGAACAAAGCGGAAGCCGTGAAACTGAAGCAGATGGGAGTGAAGGCCGGAGTTCCGGATCTCCATCTTCCCGTTCCGAAAGGCAGATACTGCGGACTCTTCATCGAGATGAAGTACGAGACCGGAAGACTGCAGGAGAGCCAGAAGGAATTCTTGAAGGCAGCGGCAGATTACAAAAATTACTGCGCCGTCTGCTACGGATCAGAAGAGGCGATCAGCGTACTGAAGGAATACGTCACTCTGGAGGACGGAGAAAGCATGAACGCGCCGAACGCGTCGATCTACAGGAACGGAAAGATAAAAGCAATATAGGAGAAGCAATGACAGGAAAGAAGATCATGAACTCGTGTGGATTTATGCACATGTGTGTGACGAAATTGTGGATAGAAAAGGCAAAGATGCGAGGAAGAGACGGAAAGAGCATATTCCGGATCATGGGAGACACGATCGAGAACGGAAGACATCAGAAGCAGGTTCTGAACTGGGGCAATGAAGAGGAGGACACGAGAAAAGAATTCGACAGAATGATGCAGTGGTTCGAATCGGACAGCACAGAGCCGTATATCTGCAATTTCTCGATACCTGCGAAGAGAGTGTAGAGGCGAAAGGAAAAGGCGATGAAAGTAATAGCAGTCATGAATCAAAAAGGCGGGACGGGGAAGACCATGACGGCGGCATCGATCGCGTACATTCTGGGAGAGGAAAGGCAGCGGCGCGTCCTGTGCGTCGACGCGGATCAGCAGGGGAACCTGTCCATGCTGTACGACAGCTTCGATCCGGAA